CTCATTATTCCTGTCCTGTATCATACTCGAATTATAAGATTTATGCTGTGCTTCCTCTCTATGTTTTTGCATTTTTTGCGCTAATCTATATAGATATTTTTTATTATGACATATTTTTGGATATGCATTTTTACATTCTTCAGTACCTATCTCTAGCATCTTGTAGGCATATAACTTATAAATTGATAAATTATTTCCTGTTGATAATATATTTTGAGCATCTGCTATTAGTAATTGACCATTTAAATATCTAAATTTATATATGTTTGTGTATTTGTTTGAAAAGGTATATGGTGATAATTGTAAAAAGCGCTCTAGTTTTCTAACCATCATGCATTTATTATTATTCGAATCATATAAAAGTATGCAAGATAAAAATTCTGCTCCATTGATATCTGGATATTTATCGAATATTTTTGCAACCTGACCTAATCCATGTTTAACAGGCGCATCCTCTTTGTTATATACATATTTATATGCAATTTCCTGGTAAAATTCAAAGTGTTGTCTTCTCATAAATATTATTTGATCATCTCCATTGACCATCTCATGTATTCTCGCAATATCAATCCATGGCCTTTCTTCATGCATTTTGTACTTAATATATTCAACATATAGCCACGATCTCATTGTATTACCTAAACATGTATTCATTCTACCTGACATCTGTGTTCCTTTACATTTATATGTAAACCATTTACTATAAATTTTGAAATCCTGTTGGTAACAAATTTTCTTATAATCTTCTATTGAGCCAAACTCATTTAAAAAAGACAATTTGGTTATAATCTTCTCAAAAGCATAATTATCTACAATATCTTGTATATCTTTATGTTGAGTTGAATCAAATGCACTTCCATCTGCACACAAAACACCACAGTCCGAACCAATTTCAGCTATCCAATTTTCAAATAACTTGCATTTATCATCATTAGTTGAACCTGGTCCTGACCATTCTTGTGTGTGAAGCATCATCATATTAATTTCACATATTATCCCCATCAATAATTTAACACTTTTATTTTGTGCTGCAATATTTCGTGCCTTCATTTTATATTTGCCATAATTCATATATATTTTTTCATCTATTTTAACATGCATTCTAAATGCCTTTATCATCTTGTTATACGTTTGATAATCCAAATATCCCTGTTCGAATTCATGTCTTTTAACTCCTAATTTTTTGTAATAATCTTCAAGATTAAAGCCAATTATTTCTGTTAAAAAAGGATCCATTAACTCATCAAGTTTTTTGTGAGCAAATATCTTAAAATCGTCTAATATTTTATCATCATAATCTATTTTAGATTGGACTTGTCTATAAACTGCTTCACATTCACACCAAAAACAATCGTGTAGTTTAAGAGGCATATTTTTGTCTACATTATATCCATCAATTCGAAAACCTTTCTGTACTAAAGGCATTCTATTTGCTTCTTTTTCAGGATGTATAATTTGTGGCTTTCTTATGTCGAGTATTTGAAACTTATGCGATATCCTGTCTGTTAATTTTTCACGTTTTACATATTCATCCATATTTTTGTACATTAAAGTTAGGTCAGTAAACATTTTCGCTACGTCGTTCATTGTGCATGTACCTGGATTGTAATCTATTAATTGGACATAGTCTTCATTTGTATATGTTTGACATGATACGCAATCAATTAATGAAAATACCAAAATTACTG